CAGCCCGAACACCAGGTTATCCACAGCGGGGATGATCGTCCCGGTGAGTAGCGGCCCGATCTGATTAAAGGCGTTCATGAGCATGGGTCCGATTTGCGACACGGCTGGCCCGATAATATTGCCGAGTTGATTGCCCAGCGTCTGAAAATCCGCAATCACCCCGGCAAATGACTCACCCTGAAGATACTTCATGACACCACTGATAATGCTTCCCACCGTCTTGAACGCCGGCCCGACATCGCTGGTGAGCAGATTGACGAGCTTCAGGAAAATAGGCATGCCATAGGAGGCAAACCAGCCCCCAAGCTGCGTCAGGATAGGCATGAGCGCCGTCCCGATCTTGATCTTGACCTCTTCAAAGGTGTTCTTGAGTCGCTGCATCATGCCGCCGAAGGTGTTCCCCGCAGCCGTCGCGCTCCCTCCGAATTCCGTCGAGAGTTCCTTCAGGATCACCTTTTGCGCGCCAATGATGTTGTTATGCGCCATCATCGTCTTGATCTGCTCTTTTTCCGAGGCCGAGAACGTCACACCGATCCTTTGTAGCGCAGTCATGCCGGTCAGTGGATCACCTAATGCCTTGCCTACCTGGATAGCACTGCTCTTCAAGTCCTGGCCCATGGCCTGCGACACATCCAGGATAGCGCGTGTGGCCTGCGGGAAGACGCCCTTGCCAATATTGGTGAAGGTCAAGAGCAGGTTCTCACCGCCCTGCACAGTATCATGCGAGAAATCGGTCGTTTCCGAGAGGGAGGCAGCAAGTTCATTGAGGGAGTCGGCCGTCATGCCTGAAACATCATGCGTCGATTTGAGCACCTGGTTGGTCTGTGCTGCCACGAATTGATGGGCCTCGGTAACTTTGATCACATCACCAATCTGCTCGCCGAGCTTGCGCACACCCTCTTTAGCCATATCAAACGCCGTAAACATGCCGGTCACTTCCAGGCCGTGCTTGATCATCTCTTTGAAGCCGCCGCCTGCCTCTTTGGCACCCTCGCCCGTCTTCTTGAGGCTTTTGCCTGATGATTCAGCGTTTGAAGACACAGAGGACAGCTCGGACTTGACCGATTTGACCTTCGAAGTCAAATCAGACACATCGGCCTTGTATTTCACAAGTAAGTCGCCTACTGATACTGTACTCATCTAGTTGCTTCCTGCTTCCTCGCGTGCTTTGCGTTTGGCTTCCTCGATCTCTGCTTTGGTGTCCTCTTTTTCCAGTTGGTAGAAGACGATCCACTCGTGGAACTCTGTCGCCGTCATACGCTCGAAGAATTCATCTTCTGTAAGTCCTGAACCGGCTGCCCCGAGTTCGCGGTAGAGGAATTTTGAGAATCGGAGGATTGGGCTGCTTGCAACTTTTTTTTAGCCTCGGCCAGCAGGTCCACGCCAATACCCGAGGCCTCACTAGCGAGATCAGGCCGAAGGCTGCCACGCCTGAGCCCTCGCCCGTCGCATAGTTGATCGTGCCCATATCCGTATCGCTGAACAGGCGTTCTTTGGTGGCGCGCATGACCAGCGACTTGCACACGACGGCAGCCATCATCAGGATATTATCGGTTTCCCCATCTGGTCCCTCGGACAGCTTCTCACACTGCTTGAGTTCGCTTGCTTTGAGTTCCAGCACGGACAGTTCCCCGTCCAACTCTTCTAGTCCGGGGATAGAGAACTCCACCGGCTTCTCTTGCAGTTTGCGATTGAACAGGAGAGCGCGCGCCTCCGCTGCGTTATGTGGCATATTTTATTTTTCCTTACCTTCTAATCACTAGGAATTAAAGAATTCATCGGTCAGCTGAAACACCAGATCCTGCGTCACGACCCTGCCCGCATCCGTCTTGATATTGCAATCAGACGCATAACAGAAGCCCTCGTACCTGTTCCCCGGCGGCGTCTGGAAACTCACAATCAAGAAGTCACGCGCCACCAGGCTTTGCGCTCGCGCAATGTTTATCCAGAATGAGCCATACTTCAGTGTGCCTTCTAAGGTTGTAGGTGTGAAGCTCTTTGCCCCGCTAGAGGCTGCTGCGCTCTGAAACGTCGTGGTGTCCTCCGTGTTCATCTTGCCCGAGAATTCGCAGGAGGCGGCTTCGGCAATCTGCGCATACGGGAAGTAGTTGCCGGAGTGAAAGCGCACTAATGCCCCTGGTATAGCCTGGGTAAACACAATACGCGCATTGGCTCTGAACAAGGTGAACGGTGGTGTGCCACCAGGTGTGATCGTGGTATAGACACCGCTCCCACCGACGATGCGTGTAATCACGGCATCAGGAGATGTACCACCGGTCAGGCTGTTGGTCGTGCGCGTGATCAACGCCTCAGCCGTCTTTGCCAGCGTGCCCGCAAATTCCACGACCCACGGTGTAGCCGGACCAGGGCCGCCGGTCACGAGCGCATTGCCCGCGCCTATGCTCGATAGAGCTTGCAAGCGCGTTTGCACCGTTGAGGCCGGGTCATTCCAGTTAATCGTCGCTGTGGTCTGACCGCCAAAGGTCAGCGTAAATGTTCCACCTGTCGGATTACCGGTGAGCGCTATTTGCTGCACTTCATCGAATTGCGCCTGCACCACTGTCGCTACTGATTTATCCAGGTAGCGGTGAGCAGCTACCGATGTAACATAGGTGATACCGCCGTCTGCCGTCGTGGTCGCATCATCGGTCAAGGCCACAGATGGCAGCGAAGCCACAAGGACTTGCGATAGGTAACCAGCTACAGCCATCGCAGCGCCTCACTTTCTTAGCTATTAGGCGATTGTCACAGTGCCATCCATCAGCAGGCTGAAATCAACATCGACTTTGCTCTTTGGGTCCGTCTTGATGTTGTAATCGGTGATCCAGGCACTAAACGTGTACGTGTTCGTGACGTTCGGTGAGAAGATGAACGTGGTCTTCGTGCGGGCGAAGAAGTTTGTCTCGATCACCAACTGCCCGTTCGTGTCGGCCTTGTTCCATGATCCACTGACTTTACACTGCATCTCCAGCAGCGTTGGAATGAATGTCTTGGTGCCCACAGCAGCGCCACCGGAGCCGGAGAAGGCTGTGGTTTCCACCGTGCCCATCTTGAACGGGAAGTCGTGGGTCATTAAGTCTAAGATGGCGTTGGCCCCGATTTTAAGAGTCGCTGGATATGCGGCTACAGCCATAATGGCATCTCCTTACTTCTTGTGGACACAGTGTGCATAACATGTGCATAACATGTGTCTCTATTGTTCCTGCGTGAAGCTCTCGTACTCCACGGAAATGTGCAGTATCTTGTAATCCCCCGGGTCGTTCAGGGTGATCGCCGCCTGGTACAGGAAGTACACCAGCTTCTGCGTGGCCAGCGTCATCGGCTGCTGATCGAGCAAGGTATTCAGCCTGGCTAGAATCTGCTGCGCCTTCTGGAAGCCGCCAAACTGGCTATCCCAGATGTGTACTTTGACCATCGTGACATAGCCCCGCGTGCCAAAGGCATTGAGCGGCTTCTCCATAGCATCCCCGAGCGTGATGTACGGAAAGCTCTGGTTCTCCGGCACGTTGCCGAAGCCAAACACCGCGTAGGTGCCCATGAGCGGCGTTGCCAGCATGTTCATAAGCGTTGTATCGCCGGTGAGCCTGCTGTAGATAGCCGTTTGCACTTCTGAGAGCGATGTTTGCGCGCTCAAATGTCACTCCCTCCGAGATCAGCCTGCAACTGCTTTGCCCCGGCATCAAAGCCCTGGCGTAAGAATGGCCGCCCGCGCATCTTCACGGTACCCTCGTGGACCCACAGCGCGTAGTAGACATTTGTTCCAACGGTAGACTCAAGGAACACCGAGTTGTCCACCTGGATCGACGCCCGCAGCCTGCCACCGTGATAGTTCTTGATGCCGGTGCTTTCAGGCGTGCCCACCGGGCAGTTGATCTTACCTACTTTCTGGCAGGTGAAGCCCGCGAGATGCACGAACTTATTGGCGCGATTGACCTGCTTCTGATAGTGCGCGTCAATCTGCGCGAACACCTCGTCCATGCCGCTGATCGTCACTTCATCAGCCATGGCTTACCACCAGTTCTCCCTGGGCTCAGGCACGACTTCTTTGGGTTCCGGAAGCTGCTTATGTGTCCAGTCTGCAAGGCACAGGAGCGAGCAGACCATCACGGGCACCTCGCCTTGTTTACCGTGATGCACAATGAACCAATCAGTAGGCAGTAGCTCCATTCCCGTGTTTTGCATCAAAAACGCTGCTTCAAAGAGATGCTCTTTTGAGCAGGCATCACAGCGGAATCCATTTATGCGCATAGTCCCTCCTTATTGTCGTATCGTCCCCGTAGGCTGCCATTCTTCCAGGTACAAGATGATGTCCGTGTTGGCCTCGTCGTAGTTGCTCACCCCGCGTATCCAGTAGACATGGGTGCCATACATCGCCCTCATGCTCACCAGCACATTGACGCCGCGTCGCCAGCGCATATACGCCCTACTCGTCACACCAGGCCAGAGTTGTTGCGCCAGAAACTTCTCATAGGGCGTCCACGTTCTAATCGTGATCGGCACATTGGTCAGCCCTGCCACATCTACCCAGGTGCCACCGTTCACAAAGCCACCCTGTCCGTTCGGTGTGCCCGTCAACTGCTGGAACTTCATAATCACCTTGCGGCCTGAAGCTGTGCTGGATACCTGTTTACGGCTTGAAAGCGACGGCATGATTACGCTTTCTCACTTTCGCCTACAAGCTCATAGGTAGCCTCAAAGATATCCGGCTTGCAGGGATACAGTTCTCCGGCTACCCCTCGGATTATCCAGTCATCCTCAACACCAAGCATGAGCCCCTCCAATGTCGGGATGAGGAGACCAATGCGAGCAGGGTCGGATGGGAGCTTCTCCGTCGCTACTCCATTGGCATCGACGTATGTCCCTTGTGGCTTCCCATCTTCTAGCTTTCCGACCCCAGCGAAATCGCACATCTCACTCCAAGTACCCCATTGAAGTTGCATAGCCTCGATGACTACTGGTTTCTTGCGATATTTGGGCATTACAGCACCCAACTCTTTCTGCCCAGGAAGATGTTGCGCAGCTCGTCTCCCTTGTCTTCTCCGAGCCGGTTTTCGTACTTCCAGGCGATATATTGCAACAACATCAACTTCAGTTCAGGCGGCAGCGTCGTATACCCGCACGTATACGTCAATCGGTACTGATAGGCCGGTGGCGGATATTGCAGGTACACGATGCCGGGAATAGGTAACGTGTCTACCACATAGTTGTTGACCCCACTCACCGACTGAGGCCACGTCTGCCAGGCGTTGAACACCGTAATCCTGTACTCAAACAGGCTCACCGCAGTCAGCGGCGGCTGTGGCAACTTCAACTCAAACGGTGCCGGACTGAACGGGTTCGCCCCCAGGCTCTCGTTGTACTGGTAGAAGTCCTGATCATAGAGCAGCTTGAAGCCCGACAGGCTGCCCGCGTTGACCTGTGGCATCGTCCACATGGCTTGAATGGTTTGTGGCGCGAACGCCTTGCCCGTCATGCGCTCAGCGTCTGCTCTGCACTGCGAGATGAGCGCCGAGAGCACGGTATCGTCATCCGTGAAATCGACACGCAGGTACGAGCCTGTGCTGACTGACCGGAGATCAGGCAATCCCACAGGTTCTACCGAAACCGGGACGGTGACTTGCCAATCAAGCTTCAAGGTGTCAGACATGGACGATGCCTCTCTTCACACTATGCAGCCGGGAAGACGTTCGGCGCGAACAGGTGACCCAAGAGCGCATAGGCCGCGCCGGTTGCCCCTGTTTCTGCCGAGACCACCTGCACATAGCGCTTGCGGCCAATATAGTCGATGCGCTGCACAACAGCCGTAGCAGCGTTGATCGGCAAGAATGTTGCTGCGGTGCCGTACACACCCACCTCAGGATTGGGCATCAAGTCAGCCGCCACGACCGCTGTCCAGGTTGAGTTATCGTCTGACTCGTTGATCACAAAACTGTGCGTGCCGTCAGTCCACAGACCAGGGCACAACTCAAGCGTCAAGGCTCCGTAGCCGCCGTTGCGATAACGGTCAAAACTGGCGCTGGTTTGCGCGGTTTTGTAGACCGCCGCAACAAGTCCCTGAATTGTCCAGAAGTACCTGGACGGGTTTTTTCCGGTTGGTCCAATGAAAGACATGTGTTCTATCTCCTCTCCTCTTGGGTTTAACCCATCTTCAGTACAGAGATCGCTTCAGGAAGCACGACCTTGCCCCCAACGCGTTGCCGTGCCAGGAACGCCACCTGGTTCTGAATAGCGAACAACTCTTTGAGCGTTTGGAACGTCAGGCCCACGCGGTCAACGATCTGGTAGCCTTGCCCGATGTCACCGAAGATGACGGGGAACTGACCAGCGGTGAAGGCCGGGAAGGTGCCTGCCTGGTTTGGCATATCAGGCATTTCCACGATGGGCCGGCCAAAGAGCGTTTCTGAGAAGACATCGCCGAACATCGTCCAGATCGGGCGCGTCGTGGTGTCAGCGAACAGCCGGCAGATGCCAATCGTGCTATTGGACATCAGCCACGTGCCCGTTGCGCGATAGCCTGATTTGCCAACGTGCATGAGCGAGATGAGGTCAGATGGCAGGAGCTTGTGGTTGGTGGTATCGGTACCGACAAACTGGTTCATGCCACCAGCCACCGGGCTCGTGATTGCCGCTACTGTGAGGATGCCTTCAGGCCGCGCCACACCGTTGCCTGAGATGAAGGCCGTGCCCTCTTTCTGCGCGAACTGACGAGTCAAACGCTTGAGAATATAGCTCTCCACATCGAAGACCGAATCTTCCAGATTCTGCTTGGAAATCTTGATGTAGCCGTTGAGTTCTCTTGCGAAGATCTCGATCATCCCCAGGTTGGGGTCAGGGCTGGCTTGAAATCCTGTCTGCTCGTCTGACCAGAAGATGTTGGTGTCCGTAGCCCCTTCACTCGGGATCAGCAGTTTCTCTCCGCCTATCGTCTGCGTATCCGCATAAGCCCTTAATGGACTTATAAGGAACAGCTTTTGGATAAACTTGTCGCTTAAATCCGTCCCGGCAAAGAACCCACCGAGGTCAGCGGCTGCCGACACCATGACTTTTTGCTCAGGGGTGTACAGGTCCATGTCCATGTGGTTGAAGTCGATGTAAGAGCGCTCATCCGTCGTCAGGGCGGTAATGTCGCCACCCTTGCGAAACCACTTCTCAATGGCTTTTGTAGCCGGGGGTTTGTACGAACCAGCCGTGCTACCAGGATAGCCACCAGGGACAGGCGGGCGTTGGGCCGCAAGCAGCGTCTCTTTTTGCTCCAGCACGAGGTTCTTGTACTCTTT